GCTATTAAAGTATATATCACCATGTGTACCATCTCTCTTCATACCAACATGATCTTGTATATACATTTCAATTGCAGCAGCATGTGCTTGTTTTATATCCTCACTTGAGTTAGGTATTCCACCTACTTCTTTTTCTGCTGTAGATAATTTATTCCATATTTTATCTGGCCTATTCATTGAATAACCTCTGTATCCACGCCTTCTTAAATAGTACAATAGACGAGGTTTATTGTTTTCAGCTAGTAAAGGCATCCCGTAAAAGAATAAAGCCATTAGAACGTCCTCAAAGAATATCTCGGACGTTTGAGGTCTAGCTATGTATTCTAAGAAAAAATGATTAGGTGGACAATCTTCCATACTAAACTTTGTTAAACCATGTAAAGATCCTTTAGAACCTTTACCATCAACAGTTCCTGATATATCATAACTATCACAACCAAAAGCACCCATGTGTTCATTAGCTGGGTATTTCATTCCGTTTTTAGTTATAAAGTTATTTTGCTGTTGAAACTTAGGTGTCCAACTAACTTTAAACCTACCTTTGTTATCTGGATAAAATATAACTTTAGTATCTTTTACGCCGTTAACCCATTGAAAATTACCTTGAGTTATAGGCGCACTAACCTCTTCATTGTAATCTATTTGCTCGTATATCTTAGCTAAATTAAATATACTATTTTGTGTTTCGTCTCTGAAAGCATGTTCTTCAGTTCTTGGAAATTGCCTGTAAAACTCATTTAAAGCATCTCCATCATTTTTTAAACCATCAGCTTCATTCTGCCAGTGATCTATTATACCTATATCTATTACGTCATCATACGGTCCTTGCACTTCTTCTTCTGGCGTATCGAATACAGGGTGTCCATAAGTATCAATGAATCCTTCGTAATTCCATTCCATAGGTATGAACAAACTATATAATCCCGAGCTAGTCTGTCCATTGCGGTTTCTTTTTGTGACGTCTGACCCATTATATATTTTCTTAAAATTATCTCCTCCTTTGTCAAGAGCATTGCTCGTTGAACCCATCATGCATTTACCAATAATTCTACCACCTAATCTTAGACATGTTTTTGTTACACGCCAATTGTTTAATATATTATTAGGCCTTTCCCATTTGCCGCTTTCATCGTGTGCTAATATTTTTAGCTTTTCACCATCATAACTATTATCTCCAGTATTTTTCCAGTCAATAGTTGTATCTAATCCTTCTAAATCATTATCTTCACTACCAAGTTCTATTTTTCTTCTAGTTAATTTACTAGCTGGTACTCTATATGCTAACTCAGTTTTAGGTCGATCCATACCATCTTGAATCGGTTTAAAAAAGAAAGGATAGTTTACTGATATAGGTACCACTTTATCTGTAAACATCTTTTTAGCATCAGGACCTGTTTTAGATAATATACCAAATCTAGCATCACTAGATATAGTTGCCATGTTGACTAATTCACCAGATGCCATAAACGAGAAACCAGATCGTCTATTTTTAAGATAACACATCCCATAACATCTTTGATCAGCTTTACAAGCTTCCCAAAATATATAGAATAACCTATTAGCTTCTCTAAAATCAGGTTGACCTACATCTATCTTACTCCATTGTAAGTACATATAATGTGTACCTGTTATATATGTTGGTACACTTTTGTTATAAAACCAAAAACCATTTTCACGTTTTTCAAACTCTGATTCTATGTAATCTATATGTGTTTCTTTAAAATCAGATGGATACTCTTTCCAGTCAAATATAGTTTTAATTCTTTGTAGTTGTTTGGGTTGTGAAGTTACTTGCCATTTATCTTTAGCAAATTTGTGTGGATTTTTTGGTGTTTTAGGTAGTGCTATTTTTAGATTTTGTATTTCGTATATATCACCTATTTCACCAGTTTTACTTATGACTACAACGTCGTTTTCTTTATTGTAACCATATTTCCATTTTTTAGACTTATTAAGTCTTTTAATGGTATTGATTTTTATAGGTTCTATTATTTTATATAAAGACTGCTCGTACATTATTTTGATCTTCGTTCAGCAAAACCACTAAATGTAGTTTTTTTAACTTCTTCTTTTGGCTTATTTTCTAAAATAGCTTTTTCGTCTTCAATACGATTTAATATTTCAAAGGCATCGAATATCGCTAGTTTTTTTGTAGCAGCTGCATTTTTAAGTCTATCAGCAGAAATATCATCATCTGTTTCTACTATAGGTTCTTTAGCAACTTTTATTAATTCATCTACAGCTCTATAACCAGCTTGGATTATATTCTTTTTCTTTTCCTTGGTGTTCATATTTAATTGTAATAAATTTAGATAAAACTCTATATAATCTTTCTTTTTCTATGACAAACTCGTACTCACTATTTGGAGTAAAGCCTATAAGATCATTTTTGTTTACAGGAATTTTACCGTTAGTGTATTTAACAATACCGACTAAAGGTTTTTCTTTATCCTCGTAAATACTATTTGATTCAATTGGTTTTACAAAACAATAATCCGGCAAACTACACCATTCATTATTTTTTTTATACAAAAATATCTGATCTATAGCTACAAAATACTGATCTTCTTTGAAATAAGATCTACTATTTCTTTCATTACCGTGTTGATCATGCCATCTTCTAAACACATTGTGATGTATTATAACAGAATCACCAACTTTTATATCAGTACATATTAATTTTGGCACTGATATTACTATTGCTTCTCTGTTAACGTATTGGTGACTAAATATTTCAGTATTTAATATTAGCTCTTTGTCTCCAATTTTTTTAGTATTATTATATCTTGATCCTTTTGGTTTTACTACAAAGTTATATAAACCACGCATTAATACTCAAGATTGTATTCTACAGCTATTGCCATGTTTTTATTAAAGTCTTTCCAAGGAAGAACCTCGTCACCTTTTTTTATATAAATACTAAACTTATCGTCTTCTTCAATAATATCACAAATAGTATGCCCTCCGTAAACCTCTTGGCTTACGGAGTAGTGCATAGCTTCATTTTTGTAATCTTTACCGATACTAATTTTTCTTATCAGATTCATCTTCCTCTATAGGCTTTATAGTTCCATCTTGAAGATTTACAGAAACTTTACCGTAATTTTCTTCAAGAGTTTTTTGAAGTTGACTTAAATCGTTTTGTGCAACTTTTATTTGCTCAATACCGATTGTTTTTTGAATTTCCAAACCACCTACTTGCATTTGTAAATTATTAATTTCATTTACTTTTTCTTGAACTGATTTTAATTCTTCATCAGTAATCTTGTTTACATCTTGAGCGATGTCCTCTACTTTTACGTCTTTCATTTTATTTAATTTAAATTGTTAAAAATTATTCACCATCTTCTTCAGATGATTCAGCTTCTTCAGCTTGTTTAGCTGTGTCTTCAATTGTTTTACTTGGGTCTACTGCGCCTTCTGCAGATATTGCCCCAACAGCCATTTTGTTTTCAACCCCCATTGCTACCTCGCTAACCCTTTGTTCTGTAGCAGTAGCATCGTAACTACCGTCTACAAAAACAGCGTTAACACCTCTAGTGTGAGTCATCTCAGGATCATCACTAGTAAAAACCACGTTAACAGAGGTTTCGTTTTCAGCAGGAGCGTCGTATTTCCATGTAATTGCCATAATTATTATTTTTAAGTTATTTCTATGTTTATATTATTACGCTATTTTCACGTTTTTTACTTATACCCACTCGTTATCAGTTAATGTAACGTAAATTATGTCTAAAGTATCGTCATAATACCATTTTTTAGTATTATCATCTAGCGTTATTGTTTTATAAGTATTTTTATTTCTAGGTATATCGCTGTCCATCCCCCAAGATGTTTGTATTAAAATACACCCATCGTTAGATATATTTTTCACTTTTTCAGGAAAAGACTCTAAGTCATCTGGAGCATCTTGATCAGCATCCATATATATACCATCAAATTTATCAGTTATATTACCAACTGTTGTTTTCCAATCACCTAATATAACTTCTACATTACTTTTACCACTTGCCCACTCTAAAGCTTTATTGTATATGTCTTCTTCTATTTCTATTATTACATGCTTATCAGGGTTATTGCTTTGCACTTTATTTGCGGATATTCCTAATCCAAAACCTATTTCTAGTATATTTCCACCATTTTCTGATATTATATCAGCAGCAGATTCTGAATATAAAGTAACATCAGAGTGCATTATTATATTATCATCCTTATATATACTGTCTGTATTTATTATTATAGCCATGTTTTTATATTTAACAACTTGATGTAAATCCTGATTGCCACGCAGATCCAGTCCATCTTCCTTTGTGGTTACCATCAGATAAAGATACTAATCCACTAGGTTGACCAGAGTGATTAGGTGTTGGTGACGTGTAAATAGGTTCTTGTAATTGTAAAACAATATTAATAGACATATCAGCTTGAGCATAATAAGTCACCGTATTAGTGCTATTACAAACTAAAGAATGACCAAACTTACCTGTAGCATACTTAAATACATGTGCTCTACGTATAGTTTCAACTGAAAAAACAGTTGAATAAGCTGTGCCAACACTATTTGTAGCATAAATCCTAACATAGTAAGTTGTAGAGTTAGTTAAATTACCAGCTGCGGGTACATTTATTGAAAAATTTGATGTACCAGTACCACCAGATATTTGAGTAACACCTGATCCACCTATTGTTGGAGAAGTATTAGTTGATGAATAAAGAACTCCTCTAGCAGTAACGCTAGCTCCACCATTACTACCAATAGTTCCATCTGCTGTAAAACCATTCCATTCAATACCTCTAACGTTTACACCAATACTTGTTGGTATAGTTGAACTAGCACAATCTTGATCGTATCCGTAAAAATCTGAAAATCTATAAGGTTTTAACATATTTTATATTTTAACAACTTCCAACTGGTCTAGCTTGTGGAATTCCATTTGTTATTTGGAAATTAAAAGATGAGCAACTACCATTACCACTACATGAGTTGCATCCACTTTGACCATTATTAGTTCTTACTACATCTACAGAATATTGACCATTAGCTAATAAAGCACCCGTATTTGGATTAGAATAATAAACAACGTTTGTATAAGGTTGCCCAGCATTAGGGTATATATCAGCAATTGTTGTACTAGGTGAAACATACACTGAATTAGATATGTCTGTTCCTGATGAATTGAATATATACGGTCTTATTGTGCAACCAGTTCCACATCCAGTATACGTATCTGTCTCTGTTATACCAGCTACACGTTGACTACCAAAAGGTAAAGTATTATTATTACAAGAATCAGTGTTAACAGCAGGGTAACTTATTGTTGACCCTCCTGAATTACCACCCTCCATTAAATCACGCATAGAAATAGTACCCATACTCTGGCTGCCGTTGAAATCACTATACTTTCTTTCTCTAGCAATTTTAACCATGCTTAGAGCTCCACTAGTAGGTACTGCCATTGTTGTTAACTAAAAAATGTTGTATGAATATCTTTTACCACATCAGACTCTTCTGATACATCCGTGTCTGCTAATAAAGTTTTTTGAGTGCCATCATCATAATCTACTTTTATTTTATCAGCGTCATCAGTAGGATCAATAACACCTTTTATAATTGTAATACATGTAAAATTTGCCATAATTTATTATTTAATTTGTTTTTTAAGTTCTTCTACTTCTTGTTTTAAATCTTTAATAGCTTCAATTAAATAACCAGTTATATTACCATATGCAACAGCTTTAAATTCACTATCATTGTTTACTAACTCAGGTGCTATTTTTTCTAGCTCTTGAGCTATAACACCACTACCTTTTTTATCATCTTTAGTAAAGCTAACACCACGCATTTCATAAACCTTAGAACCATCTAAAGTTTTTATATTTGATTTTAATCTTTCATCTGAATAAGCAATAACATCCGCACTAGCGCTTACAGTACCAGTAACATTAACACCTCCAGAACCTGTACTTATTTTAGCTGCTCCATTGTAGTAGAGTGAAACCGCTCCATTTCTTGAAGCTTCAACCATCCACTCATTATCTGCATCGTTATACAATCCCATTGTTGTGGTTTCTGCCATTAGTGTACAGTTAGCATTTCCGCTAGTATCATTAAATGCGATACCGTTCCAGCCATTTCTTGATCCAGACATTCTCCATGTTCCGTAATCAGAACCTGCGTTTGGATAAAAATGCGCTCCGTTTACACTGGATGAGTATAATCCAGAACCAGCAACATTTATCCAGCTGTTTAAGTTTAAATATTGATTAGATCCAGTTACTAGTACTCTATTAGCGCCACCAGTTTGCGAGGTGTCATACCCATCTAAAAAGTCTGCATCTAACGTTGAACCACTACCATCATTACCTGCGTTCCACATTTTTCTCCAAGATGTCGGTGTTCCACCCCAAGCACCTCTTACATACATAAGACTAGGGTCTCCAGCACCTACAACAATTTGTTGACCATACCAAGAATTACTTCCGTTCGCATAATGTAAATGTTGACTACCTACCCAATGAGATGTACCTGAAGGTTGATTACCTGGATTACTCCAAGTATCAATACTTCCTGACCCATAATGAGCTATTGTGTTAAAATCTATAGTACCCCATCCTAATGAACCAATCCAGTAGTTAGTATCTGATGTACTTTGCTCACGACCTTGATAACTAGCTTTTGCAGTTACGTTCATTACAGAGCGGAAACTTGCTAAATCTAAGTATCTTATATAGCCATCATTTGAAGAATAAATTCTATCGGGAATACTTGTTCCTAAGTTGCCAGATACCGTGTTTATCCAACCAAAATTAGCGTATCCATTTCCATCAGTTCTAACTATCTTATTCGCTGCGTTGTTCGTACCAGTGTGAACCTCCAATCCATCAACAGTATCAGCATCTAAACCTGAGCCTGAGCCATCAGTATGGCTCGTCCAAGTCATACCTAAATTTATTTGAATTTTTTTAGTAGCACTTGAAGGATCTGTAGAGTTTGCGATTGCAGTAACTTTATTATGATTAGCTCCACCACTACTTGTATTAGCGGTTCTTACATAAACATCATATGAATTCCAGTAACCGTGTCTTGGCCACCAAAAACATAAATTACCATTAAGGTTCATAACTTTTAGATACGTAAAGTTTGTGCCTCCTAAGTTTGATCCATTAGTGTTTATTATAGTGTTATTATATATATACCCTTCTGCTATAACTTTATGTGGCCTTGATGACCCATATGCTTTACCAGAAATTTCAATAACAAAAGAATCTCCATTTGTGTTACTTGATACAATACTTGTTGTTACTAATGTACCATCAGCGAAATCACTTCCTGATTGAAATGTTCCTACCTGTGTTCTGTGGTAACCATCTAATGTATCAGCATCTAGCCCTGTACCTGAACCGTCGTTACCTGATCCCCATAAAGTTCCTTGACCTGTTGTTGTTACAACACCACTGCCAGCTGGTATTGTCATTCTTACCGTTCCAGCAGTTCCAAAATCTAAAGCTGTAGATGACGTTGTATCAATTCGTGCATTATTGTTGCTGTGAACATATAATCTTAACTTAGAATCATCTGCATCTTCAAATAAATCTAAACGAGCATGAGAAGTACCAGAAATATTTACTCTTGCATTCCAACTTCCATCATTACTAACTGCACCTGTATTATTACCAAATTCGTTGTATGAATTAGTAAAACTATTTGAACCACTTAGTGTTGCAAAAGCACTAGCTTGACTTCCGTCTAGCGTATCTGCGTCTAATCCAGATCCTGATCCGTCATTATTTTCAGACCATACTTTATACCAAGACTGCCACGTTCCATTATTTTTACCTCTTATAGCTATTTGACCAGATCTGTAATCACCAGCAATTTGATGTT